TCTAATAATGAAGCAATACGATTGTTTTTAATTTCAGTAATACTATCATCATCATTCTTCAGATGCCCACACGTGATCTGGTGCAGTCTCATAAGCTGCGTTAATACGTGAGGCGCGGTTGCCATCTTACCTTTTAGAGAAGCGAGGGCCGCGGTTTTCATAGTAGAGTAAGCTTTGGTTTGTTCTTCTGTTAGTTCTACCTGTCTCTCTATGTATGTTTTAGCAGGCAAATCTAAACAGTTTTCTTTTAATACTCTATCAGAAAAAGGTTTTAGTATTCTAGATAGTTCATCGAGTCTTTGATAACCACCAACCAGTTGTACTCTACGACCACCAAAGTTTGCATTCTTCATTACTGCGTATCTATTTCTAAATGTATAGTAAGAAGTAAAACCAAGTAACTCTTCATTTAAGAATTCACATTGTGTATACAAATCTAATGGTGATTTAGTTACAGGAGAACCTGTAAGTATTCTTTTGTATTTAGCATACTTGCCTAATACTAAAATTGATTTAGTTCTTTTAGCCGTAGGAGTTTTAATTGTAGTAGACTCATCTACTGCCATCAAAGTATTATGACATCTTAAAAACCTTGTGGCAAATTCAAGGCCTTTCTTTGTCGAGAATGCTTCTACATTCATTACAAGGATGTGAAGGTCTAGATCTGCTTTAAATAATTGTTGATACTCTTTATCCTTTGTTTTAGATGTAGTCGCAGTCCATAGTACCGTTTTGTGATCAATGTGGCTAGCTAAATGATTTGGTATTTCTTGTGAATACCAGTTTCTATAAACACCTTTTGGTGCTATAATTAACGCCCCATTTATTTTACCCGTATCATAAAGCATAGCCATATTATCAACTAACACTTTTGATTTACCTGTACCCATCTCCATAAAGTATGCGTACTCTTCTTTGTCCCAAGATTTTTCCAACGCAGATAATTGATGTGCGTATGGTTTAGTTTTAAATTTATAATTTATCATTTTTTTCTTCTTTCTAGTTGACAAGTATATATAACCTATGTTAAACCGTGTCAAGAAATAAGAAATGAAAAATAAAATATTTGAATTATACAAACCAGATTCTTTAGCAAGCTTTTTAGAATTTTATAAAAGCAATCCTAAAGAAAAATTTGTTTATGTGATTCAACAACCACCACCTAATATTAATATATTAAGTGCGTCTGATTTTGGTTATCTTGTAATATGCTTACCCAATAGGGACCAAGCTATTTTTTCTACTGCACCATACACGCAGAAGATGAAAAAAAATTTACAAGATTTTCGTAAGGAAGACTATTTACTTGCGGTAGGAGATCCTGTAATAATTGGTATCTCAACTGCAATAGTAAGTGAAGTAACTGCAGGTCAGTTCAATATGTTGAAGTGGGATAAAAGAGAATATAGATACTATCCACTAGAAGTAGATATGTATCAGAAAGGATAACTATGAGTGAAGACGTAAGAAATAGGATGTTAGAAGATTCAAAAGATCTTCTAGATAATGTTGAGGTGACTACTGTTGCTGATCAATGTGTAAAACTAAAACAAAAAGAAGATGAGATTGCTAATTTAGAGCAGCAACTCAAAGATAAAAAAGCAGAGGCTGATGACATCAGTTCTCGTGTAATACCAGAATTACTGGCAGAGCAAGGATTATCAGAAATAAAATTAGCTGATGGTTCTAAAGTATCTGTCAAAAAAGAATTTAGGTGCACTCTTCCAAAAGATGAAGCGAAGAGAGAGCAAGCCTATGAATGGCTTCGGAACGAGAAGTTAGGAGATATTATTAAAAACAATATCTTTGTAACTTTTGGTAAAGGAGAAGATGACAAGGCGAAACAATTGTTGGACCTTGCGGCAGCGAATGGATATGAGCCACAACAGAAATCTGATGTAGCTTGGATGACATTAACTGCTCTATTCAGAGAGCGTATCGAGGCCGGTCTTGATATGCCCTCTGATGTTTTTAATACTTGGATTAAAGACAAAACTAAAATCACCCGGAAATAATGGAGAAACAATAATGAGTAATGAAGTAATGAAAAAAGAATCTGGATCACTTGCCTTGTTTGGTGATGATGCAGCTAAAGGTTTCGAGAATATGACACAAGACGATATGGCTTTGCCTTTTGTCAGAATCTTGGGACAACTATCACCGCAGGTAACTGATGGTGATGCAAAGTATATAGAGGGTGCCAAACCTGGTATGATCTATAATACTGTTACCAGCGAATTATACGATGGTAAAAAAGGTATCAAGGTTATTCCTTGCTACTACAAAAAAGATTATCCAGAATGGTCGGATAGAGGAGATGGACCAGGTGCTCCTGTGGCTATACATCTACCGAACAGTCCGGTAATCGCAACAGGTAAGAGAGATGGATCAAAGATCAGATTACCAAATGGTAACTATCTTGAGGAAACTGCCTCTTACTACGTGATGATAGAGACAAAGTCTGGTGGTTATACTCCTGCTTTGATCACGATGAAATCAACTCAACTAAACGTTAGTAAAAAATGGAATTCTATGATGAAAACCATACAAATTGCTGATGGTAAAGGGGGATTTGCTATACCTCCTATGCACGGAGTTGTTTATAATCTAGCATCTACACTACAAAAGAACGACAAAGGTTCTTGGTATGGCTGGGTTGTAACGCAGGACAGAATTTTAGAACAGAAGGATAAGGCTTTGTACTTAAGTGCAAAAGACTTTTCTGGGAATGTATCTAAAGGGACCGTTCAAACAAAAGCTGATGTAGAAGAGAAAGTATCGGACTCAACTCCATACTAAATTAAATGAGGGGGATTGTGAGATCCCCCTTTACAAAGAAATGAGAAATGATAATGACTAAATTCAAATCAATATTTCAAGGATTAGAAATCGCTTATGGACAATATCAACCCGGTGAGCGAGGAGAGAACGGAAAACAAAAAGGCAAAGCTTTTATTGTACGTGGTACCGTCACAGATGAACTCTGGGATAAACATTTACGAGGAGAAGGACCAGCCTTGGGCATCATCCCTATTACGGAGAACAATGATTGTAGGTGGGGGTGTATTGATATTGACGAATATAACCTTGATCATATTGGCCTCATTAAAAACATTCGGGATAATAAACTCCCTTTAGTAGTTTGCCGTTCTAAATCAGGCGGCGCACACGTATTTTTATTTACCAAAGAAAACATTCCTGCATCACTGATGCAATCAAAATTAAGAGAGATGGCAATCATACTTGGGTATGAAGGGTCAGAAATTTTTCCAAAACAAACAGAGATACTTGTTGAACGTGGGGACACAGGTAACTTTTTAAATTTACCCTACTATAATGAAATGAAAGGACTACGTTATGCTATCAACGATAATGGCACCGGTTGTACACTTGAGGAATTTTATAAGCTCTATGATGTTTACGCTAGGACTAAAGAAGAAATTGAAGCAATCAAAACAGAAGAGAAAAAAATAGAAGAAGCATTTCCTGGAGGACCACCTTGCTTAAATAAGTTGGCATCTACTGGTTTTGGTGAAGGCTCCAGGAACAATGCATTATTTAATGTAGCAGTTTATTATAAACAATCTCATCCAGATAGTTGGGAAGATGAAATTGTAAAAGCAAATATGAAATTTATGGAACCACCATTAAGTAACAGTGAGGTTCAACAACTAATTAAATCTGTAAATAGAAAAGGTTATGATAAGTATAGATGTAAAGATGCACCTATTAATGCGGTATGTCAATCAGGTTTATGTAGAACAAAAAGATTTGGTGTAGGATTTGGAGAAGAAGAGATGCCTGTACTTGGTAGTCTTACAAAGTATTCATCTAATCCACCACAATGGTTTTTAAGTGTAGACAAAAAAAGAATAGAATTAAAATCAGAACAACTTTACAGTCCAAATTTATTTGCACTAGCGTGTTTAGATCAAGCTAATTTAATTGTACCAATACCAAAACCAAAAGATTGGAAGCAGCATTTTTTAAAACCAATGATGCTAGGTTTGCAAGAAGTAGAACCACTAGAATCTTTAGATCCAGAGAATGAACTTACAGGGTTGTTACAAGACTGGACAACTAACAGACAATCAGCAAGAACTTTAGATGATGTGTTTAACAAACTACCATACACAGATGAGAAAAAAGAATTTACTTATTTTAGAATGGAAGACTTCTATAATTTTTGTAAAAGAAATCACTGGGAAATGGACAAGACAAAAACAGGTAATTTATTAAAAAGAATGAAGGATATATTTATATGTGAAGAGCGCGTAAGAATTAAGAAACAACAACCAAGATTAATTAAAATTAAAACAATGAAACAAACGGAAGCGTCTGTTTCTAAAACACCATATCAAATAGAAAACTTCTAATGTTTGATAGAGACGTAGGCCCTAATTGGCATTTACGATTAAGGTTAAAGATAGAAGAACTCCAAGAACGAGTAGACTATCTAAATATGAAGAACAGATTATTAAGGAATAAATTAAAAAAATATGAAAACAATAATATTAGGACCACCGGGAACGGGAAAGACAACAACACTACTGAATCTGGTCGATGAGTTTATTCAGGACGGTATAAGACCAAAACAAATAGGGTATTTCTCATTTACTAAAAAAGCTGCAACGGAAGCAGCATCGAGGGCCGCGGAAAAGTTTGGCCTGGACATAGATAATGATTTAACTTACTTTAGAACTCTACACTCATACGCATTTAATCAATTGGGTATGACTCGAGAGAAGATGATGGGAAGTGAAGACTACAAAGAGTTTGGTGAAAAATGTGGGATACCTATTAAGGTTGCAAGATTCTCTGAAGGTGATGGTACATTTAATTCTGACAATGAATATCTTACAATAATAAATACTGCAGCAGTAAAGAGAATGGATCTGTTGGAGTATTATGATTCAAGAAAAAATATATTAGACATAGAACGAAACACTTTGTTTTTGTTATCAGAAGAACTCAAAAGATTTAAAAAAGAAAAAGGACTCAAAGACTTTAATGATCTGTTAGAAGATTTTATTGCAAAAGAAAAACACAATAAGTTTGAAGTATTATTTA